GGTTGCCTTCACCAAATGGGCCGGGCAGCTTGTTTGCTCCCATCGTAAGGCTCATTGCAGGCACTCCAACCTGTCAGAGCCGAGCTAACAGCCGAGCTAACCAATGACACCTCCGGGGTTTGTCCCCGGAGGTTCGCGGGGTGATTGATGACGGCGGCCGAGCTGATCGCACTGGTTCAAGCGAACATCCAGGACGTGTCTTACACGCTAACCTCGATTCTCGCTCTTCTGAACCGTGGGGTGGGGCAGGTGGCGGGGGTTATTACGCTTCCGCTTCTCGGGGCTTCCTCCACGGTCTCGACCTCCATAACATATCCTTATGTGAGCCTCCCGGCTGACTATATGCGGGAGGTGCTTTTCATTTCGAGCGCGAAGCAGAAGGGGCGGATCGAGTACTTCCGCTCATTTCTCAAGTTCATGAAGCAGTATCCCGCGCTCGATCAGGTGGGGGATGTTGCGCATGCCGCGATTCGCGGGTCCAGGCTCTACTATCAGCCGAAGCCTTCGACCGCCGACACCCTCACTCTGCACTATCAACGAAACCCGGTTTCCATGGTTCTGACTACCGGGGCCAACGACCAGACGACCCCGGACGGCATTCCGCAGCACCTTCAGGAGCCCTTGCTCGTCAGTTACGCATGTTGGAAAATCTGGAGCGAGATCGAGCAGGACGACGGAAACCAACCCAACACAAACCGGTACTTCAAAAACTGGGTCGATGCCTTGGGGGAGCTGAACCGCTTTGTCGGGGCGGAGGACGGGGAGCCGGAATATATTGAGGATGAAGGACTTTACGCATGACTCCTATAGAAGAGAGTGTTGTCAAAACCGAGTTCCGGAATTTCTGCCCGCCTCACAAGTTTCGAGGTGGGTGCCTGCGATCCACGAAATGCCCGGATATCTGCGTTCATCTCACTCATGAAGGGCGGATCGGGATGTTCGAAGAGGGATGCACGTCTCAGAAACACTGTCAGGGACGGAATTTCAAGTTCAACCCGTAAGGGGGTGAGCAGGTGTCAAAACTCGTTCCAGTCTTTCGCGGCGCGGCGGGAATCAACAACCGGGTGGATCCGGTCAGGCTTCGGTACAATCCTGAAACCGGGATCTCCGATCTGGCGGCCGCCGTCAACGTGGATATTGACGACACGGGCAGGATCTCGCGGAGGAAGGGGTTTACCTCCAGGTTAACTCTGACCGACCCGCACTCCCTCTTCCATGAGGGGACGGACACCCTGTTCGTTGTTGGCGATGCCCTCGCGGTCCTGAATGAGGATTACACCTGGACCCCAATCCGAAACGTGACTCCGGGTCTTCCGATGGCTTACGCGCAAGTCGCGGACCGGGTCTACTACTGCAACGGGGTGCAAAGGGGGTTTGTCCAAAATGCAGTGAGCTACGCATGGGCCATCGACCCGGCAAACCCCCTGCCTCCGGGGCTTGGGGATGAGACTTCCCTCAAGTTCTACAACCCGCCCATGGGGACCAAGCTGGCCTTTTACGCAAGCCGGATGTGGGTCATCCAGGGTGACACGGCATGGTACTCCGAGCCCTGGTGGTATGAGTATTTCCGGCTGGGAACGTCATATCTCAAATTCCCGTCACAGGTTCGCATGTTTCGCCCCGTGGCGGACGGGCTCTATGTCTCAACGGATGAGGAGGTGTGCTTTGTTTCTGGAACCTCTCCTCAGCAAATGATTCTCTCTGTCGTTTCGGATGTTCCGGTGATGGAGGGGACCGACGTTAAGATTGAGCGAGTTCTACAGGACGGGCAGCTTGCCACGGGGGCCATGTGGGTATCCCCGAAAGGGATCTATGAGGGATTTCCCGGCGGTCGGGTGAGAAACCTCACCCAGGACAAGCTGGATCTGACCCGTACCGGGCTGGGGTATCCCGTCGCCGTAAGCGGCGCCGCCGCATACTGGTGGAATGGGAAATACCTGGCACTGCTCGCCCCGTAAGATTTTGAACTTGCCCAACCCAAACATTCGGACGGCAAAGCAAAGAAAGGAGTCGTCCGAATGGCGCTTAAACTCAGCACAGGACTTGTCAACAAGCTCATGGGGATGCAGGCCGAGGTCAAGGCTTTCATCTCCGGTACCACGCTCGCCTATTCCGACAACGGCGGGAGCGCGGACACGATCACCGATTCCGGGAACGGCTTCATCACGGCGGGCTTCGCCCCCGGAGACATCATTTACACCTACAATCCCACCACCGGGGGTAACAAACTCTCTGGGGTGACCCTGACGGCGGTTACGGCAGGAACCCTGACTTTCGCCACGGGGACACTGGCGGCTTCGGAAACGTTCCCCGCCGCCGGGTGCATCGTGGCCTGCAAGGGCGGGTCGGTCCGGGACGTTTTTCAAGACGGCGTGATCCGGTTCTTTTCAGGTACTGCGCCCGCAACGGCGGATGCCGCGATCACCGGAACGCTTCTTGTCCAGTTCACGCTTTCCTCGGGTGCGTTTGTAGCCGGGGCTTTTGACAACGGCCTGTCTTTCGGGGATCCGTCGGCCGGGGTTATCGCCAAAACGTCGGGCGAGGTTTGGTCCGGGGTTGCGGTTGCTTCCGGGTCGGCAACGCACTACCGGCTGGTTGCAAACGCCACAGACGCCAACGGGCTCAGCACGTCGCTTCCTCGGGTCCAGGGTACGATTGCCCAGAGCGGAGGCGACATCAACATGCCGAGCGGGACCACGATTACGATCAGCGAGACCACGACCATCGACTCGTTCAGCTACACCATGAGCCCCAGTTAAGTCGGGGGTAGCTCTTTGACGTGACAGCCGGGGGCCGCGCATCCGGCGGACAACACGCGGTCTCACAACCTTCAAGGAGACCCTTTCATGTCCTATGTTTATGCCCTCGACCCGAACTGCAAGGCCGTCTGGAGGTTCGAGCCCGGCGCGCTGGAAGTGGACTCCATGGGGTTGGTCCCCAACCTTGAAACGCCGGAGGGCTATACTCCCGCCGTATCGGAAACCGGCAGTTATAAAGAAGGTGAGGGAGCGGTATATTTTGGTGACCGTGATGATGACACGGACACGTTTTATACTATCTCGGACGCAGACCTACCGACAGGATTTCCACTTAAAAGCGGGGACACTGAAAAGAAATTTTCAGGGACTATGTGGTTTAAGAAGGGGGAAAGCAGTGGCTTTGGGGCTCTTCCCTTCGGGAAATACTACAAGCTCGCGGGGTCTTCCTATGCAAGATGTTTTTGGCTTTACATATACTACACTTATTTTGAGATAGGCTTCGGGTATAATAACGGGGCGAACATCGAGACTTTTACTCACGGTACGATTCCAGCCGATACCTGGGTACATGTAGCCTGGGTTGTCGATGGAGTTGCTAAAACCTATAAAATCCGTTTCTATAATGGTTCATCTTCGACCAACTACACCGGGACACTTACGAATGAGCTTTCAGTAACCGACGCTGATATATTTATCGGCCGTCCAGCTTATACTGGATTGTATTTAGACAGTTTTGCGATTTTCAACGACCTTCTCTCCGACGCAGAAATAGACGAGATCAGAGATACAACGGAGTATGTCCAGATCAATAGTGGGCAAGGAGATATCCCCGCTTTCTCGCCGTCAGACGCCCGGCTGGGCTTACTCGTCCCTTCAGTAGAGATTCCGCCGTTTGAAGGGGGCTCGCGGCAGTACACCTATTCCTACGTCCCGGTTGAAGCCCCTGCGACTCAGGGGTGCGGGGTCGCGTGGTTTGAGCACTTCACCGGGGAGGGTGAAGCTGTTCCCGTACCCACGGGGAACGGGGCCGGGGAAATCTCACCCTTTACCGGGGAGGGAGTGGCCCCGAAGGCTCCGAAGGCGGCGTTCGGCGAGCCAGAAGACGATCTGGGGTCCATCACGGGCGCGGGCTACACGAACCTCGACGCTTTCGGCGACGGGGACTTCGACCCACCGTATGATCGGGCCATCACCATGTCTGCCCGGCTGGGCCTTCCGCGTGTTCACGCCACGGTCTCCCCGTTCACGGGGTTCGCACTCGCGGATGTCAACACGGTGGCGCGGGGGGCTCGCCCGCTCGCAGCCTTCACCGGGTCCGCGCAGGCGGGGGTGCTCCGGTCGGCCTTGGCTGACTCAACGGTCGCGCCGTTCACCGTGGCGGGGGAGACCTGTCTCAGTGTCAGATCCCAGACGGTTGCGCCGTTCACCGGGTCCGCGCAGGCAACGCAGGAGACGCGGGCTCTGGGGGACGCGACGGTCCAG